ACCATCCGGTTTTCGCAGTCGCATGTTGAAGACCTGAAATCCCGGTCGATGATAATGAATGTTCGGCCTGGGCACCCCCCCCTGGTAGGTTCTGTGATGGGGAGGTAGGGGGGTTGCAGGTATGGGCACGTCAAAAAAAAGCGTGTTTTAAATATTTTTCACAGGGGTTGTTGTGTTTGGCGAAAATGGCAAAGGAAAGAGGAAACAATGAAGATTCCAACGGCGATAAAAAAGACGAAAGCGAACAAGAGAAAACCCCGCAAGCGGCGGATTGATCCAGTGTGTGTGGATGCGGCTCAGCTTCACGCGGGGGCATTGGAAAAAGGTGTTGAAATTTGTGGTTTAACAAATGGCAGTTTCAGCGTGATTGATCTGATCGATATGTGTCTGTGTTGTTCCGGTCCGGCAGATATTGTGATTGCCACCTGGACGGCCAGCGCGGGGAATATAAGTAGGGCGAATGATTTCCTGAAAGATGGCCGGGTAAAAAGTCTGCGGTTTCTGGTGGATGGATCATTCATGAGTCGTCAACCAGCCTATTGTCAGGAATTAATTGACTTCTTTGGGAGGGACTCAATTCGCACGATTGGGATCCATGCAAAATTTGCGCTGATCGGGAATGATGATTGGAAAATTGTTTTACGCACGAGCGCGAATTTGAACCTGAATAAACGAATTGAATTTTATGACATAACTGAAGGGTATGAACTCTATGATTATTTTATGGATCTGGTGGATTGGATCTGGCGAACGGAAAAACCCGGAGAATTATCACGGCAAACCATAATGGAAAATAGAAATACGGATGAGCATGTTGATCTGGCAGCACTTGGAATTGATGAAGGGGCATTTGATTTATGAAAGCCAAGAAGAAAACGGCAAGCGTCCGCGAGCTGATAGATATTGTTGGAGAATTAGAAGGCAATCGGATCAGTGAAAATGCAATCCGTGCTTTTATATTGCGAGCCGGAATGAAGTGCTGCGGGAAGAAGGGTCGATACAGAATAACAGATTTTATTGAAGCCCGGAAAAAGCAAAAAGAGGAACAAGTCGCTGGTGGCGTTGGAGGCCAGAATACGGGGCGAAATACAGTTGCCTCAACCATGAGCAAAGCAAAACTGAAAAAGCTGTCAGTGGAAATACAAATGCTTGAAACGAAGCGTGACCAGTTGCGAGGAGAACTGCTTCTGCGCGATGATGTTCTTCGTGAATACCTGCGTCATGTTTCCATTGTGAAATCGGTGTTTTCTCAGTTTCAGTCGGAGGTGGCTGCGCTCACCAGAAACAAGAAGCTTCTTAGCGACGAGATCGAACGATTGAGTGATTCGGCGTTGAATATCATGCGTGAGAAGATCGGCGAAGTATGAAGGATCTGCTTAAGCGCATTGAAGAGGCCTACATGCCGCCAACGCGCCAGCTCGTGTGGGAGTGGGCCGCCGAAAATCTGGATTATAGTCGCTCGCCAGCATACGAATGTGAACTGAAAGCACCATACGACCCCGAATACATGCCGTACTGGAAAGAGCCGGCTGCATGTTTGAATGACCGGTCTATCCGTGAGGTTATTGTTTGCAAGTGTAGCCGTGCCGGCTGTTCTGAAAATGTGCTGCTGAACTCGCTGCGCTATACCTTGGCGGTGGCTCCTGTCTCGACGCTGTATATTTCCGGTGATGAGAAAAGCACCCAGAATTTTTTTGAACGGCGTATCAAGCTGGGATTTGGACTGGCGCTAGCGACCCGCAAGAAACTGGCGCGCGCTCGGCAGCGCGAAAACGAAATATTTTTCGAGGATATGGATCTCAAAACCACTTGGCCGAAAAATCGTCAGGCGTTCAAGCAGTCGGGCTATGGGCTGATTATTGCCGATGAGTATGATACGTGGCCAGCTTACTCCGCAGACATGATGGATAAGCGCGTCGACAATTACGCGTTCCCTACGATTTTCAAGATATCGTCACCGGATCCAGCGCAGAAGCGAAGCAGCAAAGACAGCCCTATCTTTGTTGACTTTGAGCGCGGGGATCAGCGGTATTGGTACGTGCGCGATCCCGGCAGCCGTGGGCGTTGGTTCAAGTTTGAGATGGGAAGCTCTGACTTGCCCTATGGCCTCAAGTGGGATCAGCGTGCAAGACGTACCGACGGAACGTGGGACTTGGATTTAGTCCGGTCGAGCGCTCACTATATTGCTCCTTCCGGCCATGTGATTAAGAACAGCCAGCGCATGAGGATGATACGCAAGGGCAAATGGATTGCCGAAAACCCAAACGCTCCAAAACGTGTTAGATCGTACCACCTGAACAACTTCTACATACCTTTTGAAAGTGGTGATTTCGGCGCGATTGCCGTGGCATTTCTGAATGCCAAACACAAGTCGGCTCAAGCCCTGCGGATCTTCACCTATGAGTACCTAGCCGAAAAGTGGGCGGATAATGTTGAACGCACCGATGATGAAGCGTTAGTGAAGCGGTGTCGGGACTACGGACGCGGTGAAAAACCTTTTACCGATGTAGAGCCGTGGAAAAGTATATACATTCAGAAGCCTAAGGCCGTTATCACGGGGGTTGATGTGCAGCAAGGTCATTTGTGGATGCTGGCCGAGGAGTACGTGCAAGGCGGCGACTCGGGGGTGGTTGATTACAAGTACGGAATAACATGGGAAGACGTGGAAGATTTTGCAGACCGGTACGGATCAGCGCAAATCATGGTTGATTATGGGTACGCAAAACGGCGTTTGGAGGTGTTGCAGGAATCGTACGCCCGGCAAATGATACCCACCAAGGGAGCGAACAACCTGGTGCTTCCTTTTAAGAAAACGTATTTGGATCCGTTTGAGGGGACGAGTAAACAGGGCGAAGGATCCGTTGCGACCATTTCTTTTAACACCGATATTTTTAAGATGATGCGCCTCGATGCGTTCAAGGGGGAATCAGAAAAGGCGTGGTATTTGTATCAGTACCCCGAACATGACCTCGTTAGCCAGCTGTCATCGGAAGAAAGAATCGACGGCGTATGGCAGACCAAGCGCGGCCATCCGAATAACCATTTGTTTGATTGTTCGGTGTTGTGTCTTTTGGGCGCGGTGAAAATTGGGATTTATCGTTCTGAATTTATGATGCCGGGCGTCTAATACCATCGGACAAAATACAAAAAAGGAAAGGAGCTCTTTTGTATGGCGTTTAAAACAAACACGGAATTTGCGCAGATGTATCATGACGCATTAGTTGAGATTGTTGAATTTGGAAACAAATCTTTTTCGATGGCAGGCAAAACGTTCACGAAACACGATGTACCTTTTTTGGAGGAGCGTTTTCGGTACTGGCGCGATCTGGCTGCCGCTGAAACCAACAAGATGCAGGGGCCGTCATTGGTCGATATGAGGGCACTATGAATTTATCTATGATTGATCGTTTGGTGCGCGAGGTTGCACCGGGCAAGTATGCAGAGCGCATGGCTCAGAAAGACGCGGGCGACACCTTTGCTGGTGGTTATGATGCCACAAACCCCACGCGTAGCCGGAAAAGTCATGCGTTCTCGCGTAGTATGCCAGGCATTGAGGAAAAAAATCTACCCCCGTATGATCGGCGGAGGATGTCGCTTGAAACGTTTGACCAATACCGTAACACGCCCGTCGTACGTGGCGCGGTGGATCGGTTTGCGTCGTACTCTGTTTTCAAGGGGTTGGAACCCGTCCCGGTCACATCGGATCCAGCATGGAATGCGTTGGCCTTGCAGTGGTGGTTGGACGTATATTCGAAAACATGTGATTTGCGCCAACGGGTGCCGCTCAATGTAATCCAAAAATTGACGGTAAAAGCCCGTATTTTATCGGGTGAGGTCTTTTTTGTGTTGATTAATAATGGGCAGATTCTCCCGGTTGAAGCAGACCGGGTAGCTACCCCCCGCAAGTTTTTTCAAGACGACCAGGTTGTGGATGGCTTGCGCTATGCCAAGAATGGGATTGTGGTTGGTTATTATGTGTGTGAGCGCAGTAGTGGCGGCTCGGTCAATCAGGAAAAATATAAATACATTCGTGCAAATAACATGATTCATTGCATGAATCCATGGCGTTTCGACCAGTTTAGGGGCATTTCTGATTTAGCCCCCGTCGTTGGGAAAATTCAATCATACGCCGATGCACACACCTATTATCTGAATAAAATCAAATTTGAAGGACAGCTGCTGTTGAAGCGAACGACCGAAGCGGGGCGACTTGCAGGCAATGAGGGGTTGCGTGGTGGTTACCAGTTGGAGGATTCAGCCGGCCGCAAGCAGCAGGTAGAAACATCGGAGTGGGGGCAAATCCATAATCTAAACAAGGGCGAGGATTTGACCGACTTTTATGGTCGCTCGCCAAACGGTCAAATTGCGCCCTATTTCAAAGAGGTTTTGCGTGACATTTCGATGAGTCTAAATATCCCCTACTCCGTCATGAGGTTGATTTCAGAAGATGCGTCGTTCTCCAGCCACAAAGCGGCCATGCTCCACGCGCAACATACGTTTGAGGAATGGAACGACTGGCTAAACGGATGTTTAAATACGCGCCTCTGGCAGTGGCGCATTGCAAAGGCCATCAAGGAAGGCGTCTTGCCGCCTGCGCCAATCGATGCACAAGGCGTGTCGCAGTGGTGGCGTGTGGAATGGCAAATGCCCTATTTCAAATCGCTCGATGAAAACAAACAACTTGATGCCGACACCAAAAAAGTGACCCTTGGAACGGGCACCGTAACGGGCACACTACGCAGTCAGAATTTGCGGCGCGAAAATGTGTGGACGGATCGCCAAGCAGAAATTGAAGACGCCATTGAACGTGCAGAAAACCTAAACGAGGCGCACCCAGGGGCCGATGTAAGCTGGCGCGACTTTACCAATGCTGGCGTGCCGGGATTATCGGCCATGCCATCGGAAACCAGCAAAATTCCCACCGGCGACGAAGTGGAAGAAGATGAAGACGAAAAGGGAGAAGAATAATGTTTGCGAATATTTTACACTCGCTGTACTGCGAACCGTGGGCGATCACGCCCCTCATGCACAACAAAATGATCAGTATATTAGAAGCTCACCTAGCTGGAACGGGATTGAATGACGCAGCGCTTCAGGCGTTTGCCGATGAATCAGACATTCGCAGAGCGGCCGATTACGTGGTGGGTAATAACGGGATGGCGGTGATTGAGGTGAATGGAGTCATAGCCCGTCACTTTTCGTTGTTTGACCGAATGAGCGGCGCAGAAAGTACCGACCAGCTACAAGCACGCTTTGAACGCGCCCAGGCTGATGCGTCGGTAAAAGGTGTTTTACTGGTCATGGATTCGCCTGGTGGACAAACAACCGGTGTGCCCGAATTTGCAGAATCCATACGAACCGCAGAAAAACCCGTGGTTGTCTATACGTCGGGTCAGTGTTGTAGCGCGGCCTATTGGTTGGCTGCATCGGCTGATAAAATCGTGGCGTCGCCTTCCTCATCGGTTGGAAGTATTGGCGTTTTTTGTTACTTGCTCGACGAATCGAAGGCTTTCGACGCGGCAGGTGTAAAGGTCATCATGCCTAATACAGGAAAATACAAAGGAATGGGCATGCCCGGTGTACCTGTTACGCAAGATCAGGTTGCTCTTCTTGAAGCAAACGTTGGTAAAGTATTCGATTGGTTCAAGGGGGCGATCAACGAAAACCGTACAATCAGCGACGACTCCATGCAGGGGCAAAGTTTTTATGGCGAAGAAGCACAGACACGCGGATTAGTAGACCAGGTTGGCGACTATAACGACGCGGTGGCCCTGCTGGACAAGCACATGGCCGACTATGACGAGCTAAACGCATTTAGATAAACGGACAGACGCGGTAACTGAAACAGGAATGTTCACAACAGGAGTATCAACTATGAGTATTACGGGAAAAACAAAAGCCTTGATGGATGAAAAAGACGCAGAAGTGGCGGCGCTGAATGAGGCTCTTGAAGCCAGTGCACAGGCGCAGGAAGAACTTTCAACGAAAATTACAGAGTTGGAAAAGAAAGTGGCTTTTCAAAAAGAAGCGATTGACGAAGCCTCGGCACTTTTCATTCAAAAAGAAAAAGAGGCCGGTGCCGATCAGACAAAAATCAAAGAATTGCGCGCATCCGTTGTAGAGGCCAAAGCAGAAACTGAAGCCGTTCAAGCAACCCTTGTACAGGCGAAAGCCCAACTTGAAAACCCAGCCTTTGTGGCCGCAGCAGCAGATGGCGAGGAAGCCTTTGGCAATGCAACCGGTGGTGAAGGTGCGGGCAATATCAGCGCGCAGTATGCGGCCATCAAGGATCCGGCAGAACGCACCGCATTTTATCGAACCCACAAAAAAGAAATTCAAGCCGCCGCACGCGGCTAAAGAAAACGGTGGTTTTACCGCCAACTAGGAGAAATAAATAATGAGCAATACCATTGCAGCAGGATTAAAAGACGACATCATCATTCAGAGCGCTCTTCAAGCATTCACCGACACGTTGATGCCGCTGAATGTTTTTAGTAACGACTTTTCGCCCGAACCCGGGCGACGCGGGCAGTCCGTTTCTGTCGGAGTCATCGGTAACATGACGGCCTCAGATTTTGCCGGCAGCTACATTGCTTCCCCAGACGCTAGTGAAACCGAAGTCGAAGTATCGATGGATAAGCACATATTCAAAACGGTTCACCTGACCGATACGGAATACGCGAACCATTCCATCCTGAAGCTGGAAGACTTTGGTTTTCAAGCAGGGATCGCCGTGGCTAGCGCAGCGCTGGCCTTTGTGCTGGCAGAAATCACCGCCGCAAATTATGGAACAGCCGCCTATATTGGTGGTGCCGCTGGGTTTGATTCCGACGACGTGATTGATTTGCGCGCCGCGTGTAATGCCGCAAAAATGCCCAAGCTGAATCGTGGTTTAGTTCTGAATGGCGACTTTTTCACGTCGTTGCTCAAAGATACCAGCATCAAGAATACGGCCGCATTTGGCGATTCCTCCCCCGTACGCTCGGGCGAGATTTCCAACTTAGCTGGGTTCCGAACGTTGGAATCGCAGGTAGTCCCTGGGAACAGTGAAAATCTAGTCGGGTTTGCTGCCACCAAGAATGCAATGGCCGTTGCCATGCGCTACTTGGCACCGCAGGAAGCCGGATCTTATTTGGACGCACGTCCTGTGACCGATCCAGATAGCGGCCTAACGCTTGGCGTTCGCCGATGGTACGACAACAATACCGGAAAGCATTACCTCGCCTTTGAGTGTTTGCTCGGCAAGAAGGTTTGTCAGTCCGATGGATTGAAACGCCTGACGAGTGCATAAACAGCATGCGGATGATGGCGTGAGAGGGGTGGTCTGTGACGACAGACCACCCATACTCAACAACAAAAGAAAGGCAGACCCATGAGAACATTAGTATTATTTGCACAAAAGAAAGAAGGAACATGGCTTACTTTGGCTAATCCATCTAACGACCCCAGCATGGTCAAAAACCTATACCGTAACCTTGCCAAAAAGAACGGCGGCGGCTATACCAAACTGTTGATGCTGGGCACCGGTGGCGTAGAAAGAACGTTCAAAACCCACCTCCCCAAAAAACAGCCAACAGAAACAAAAGAGGGTTATGTCTCCTCGCTGGTTGATCTGGCCGCAGCGGTGAAGATCGACAAGAAGGAACTCGACCATATTCGCAAGGAAAACGAAGCGACTTTTCCGAAGAAAGAAGCGCACGGTTACGAAATCGCCGCTGTCATCGCATTTGTTAAAGACCTCGGACAGGTCGACAAAGACGTATAGCGTCCTGTTTCCTCCAGGACTAAGGGGGCACGCGCCGCGTGCCCTCTTTTTTTATGTTTGAAAGGTTGAATATATGCCGTTGAATTATGACCAGATAGATAAAGACATTGAACGCACCACCATCTATTTTGACCGATCCTGCAGATGGAAAGGCCATTCCTACGCGTGCCTAGCAGAGGATTTGACGCTATCAGCCGACGTTCAACCCCTTGGGCTCGATCTTGGCAGGGCAATCGTCATTCGTGTACGCGTGGCCTTGTTTACGGAGACCACCGGTCAACCAACGTTGCGCGAGTTGATTGCATACAACGACGAAACATTCCGCGTCGTGGATCTTATAAAAACGGATGACGGACTAGAACTCATATTGACCTGTGAAGCGGTCGGAAGGTAGAACCAATGAAAAGAACAGACGTAATAGAAATTGATGGTTATGGCGTGCGCGGAACACTGACCAAAACCGACGACAAAAAATCAAAGCGCTACGCTCTTGAACTGGGTAGCCGCTCCATAATGCCAGGCGTCGGCCAAAACATCACCGTGAACAAAAAAGCGTTCCGCGTCGTGGGTGTCAATCAACTCATGATCGACGTGCAACCAGAAACCGTAGCAGGCTCCGAAGCCGATGGCTGATGCTGAATTCATCGTTTATACAGGCGACTTCAAAGCCGCCCTTGCGCAACTGAAAAAAGATTTCGGCATTGGTGCGCGTGATATCCTCCAGGATCAAATGCGCCTCATGGTGCAGTGGGTTAGCAGGAACCAAGCGCCAAAAGATCCGAATATAGCGGGGAATGCCAAGAAATCGGTCGGAGCCGCCGCCGTTAAGGAATCGTTAGACCGACTGTTTGAGGGGATAGCACCGCTAGAGAGGCTTCAAGACATGGAGGATTTTGCCATAATGGTGGGCGGCAAAGCCAAAATACACGAGAAGAATATTTATACAGGCACCGATCTAAACGTATTGGCTCATGAACATGCGTACTGGCGCAACCGACAAGGGATCGTGCGCAAACATGCCCCGAAAATATATGTAAGGCAAGCGTTACTGCGAAAGTATATAGCACTACGAAAGCAGGACGTAGGGAAATCAATCGGCGGCCTCGACGAAGCATTTAAAAAATTTGGAACCAGTAAATTCGGAACGAGCAAAATGCAACCATGGGCAGAATCGGCCAAAGGTAAAAGAGGGTTATCTGGACTGCCT